GAACTTTACAAGAACTTGAAAATTTAAATTTATTTGATTTTGGTATATTCTTAGAATTAGAACCAGATGAAGAAGAAAAAGCCGTATTAGAACAAAATATTCAAATGGCCATTCAACAAGGTGGAATAAATTTAGAAGATGCTATAGATATTAGGCAAGTAAAAAATTTGAAATTAGCTAATCAACTATTAAAACTTAAACGTAAACAAAATGCTAAAATAGCTCAAGAAGCTCAACAAGCTAATATCAGAGCTCAAGCAGAGGCGCAGACAAGGTCAAGAGAAGAAGAAGCCATGTTTGAAGTTCAAAAACAGCAGGCATTAAGTCAGACTAACATTGAATTTGAAAAAGCTAAATCACAATTTGAGTTAGAGCGTTTACAAACAGAGATGCAATTAAAGAAAGAAATATTAGAAGTAGAATTTGTATATGATATGCAAATTGAAAAGCAAAAAATAAAAATTACTGATAAAAAAGAACTTATGATAGAAGATCGTAAAGATCAACGAAGTAAACAAGAAGCAACACAACAAAGCCAATTAATAAATCAAAGTCAAAATGATTTATTACCAACAGATTTTAATAATCAAATCCAATAAAAAAAATAAATTATATAATATATTATCATGGAAAAAATAGAAACACCAAAAGTAGATGAGTTAAAAACTCCAGAAAAACCTGTAATAGATCCTAAAGTAGAAGGATTAAAGGTCAAAAAACACCCAAAAAAATTAGTAGATAAAGTTGATAAAGTAGTTAAAATAGATTTCGATAAAACTAAAGAAAAAAAAGAAGATGCCGTTCAAGAATCAAAAACAGCGGAACCTATGTTACAAGATGCGCCAAAAAGCATTGAAGAAGGGAAAGAAACCAAAGTGGGAGAGGTAACACCAATTCAAGAAATTACTAAAGATGAAGTAAAAGAAGAATTTACCCCTACACCAATAGTTGAACCAGTTATTGTTCCGGATAACTTACAAGATCTTGTAGGATTTATGAAAGATACAGGAGGTACAGTGGAAGATTATGTTAGATTAAATGCAGATTATTCTAAAACAGATCCTAAAGTATTATTACAAGAATACTATGCACAAACTAAACCTCATTTAGATAAAGAAGAAATTAATTTTTTAATGGAAGATAAATTCCATTATGATGAAGAATATGATGAAGAGCGAGACATCAAGAAAAAACAACTCGCAATGAAAGAAGAAGTTGCTAAAGCAAATAATTTTTTAGATGGTCTAAAAGATAAATATTACCGTGAAATCAAGTTGAAACCCGGTATAACTAAAGAACAACAGCAAGCAAGTGAATTTTTCAATAGACATAACAAAGAGCAAGAAATAGCACAACAACAACATAAAACATTCAAAAAGTCCACTGAAGATTTTTTCACTAATGATTTCAAAGGTTTTGATTTCAATGTTGGAGAAAAGAAATTTAGATATGGAGTTAAGAATCCAAGTGATGTTGCTACCGCTCAATCTGATATCGCCACATTTATTAAGAAGTTCTTAAGTGAAGATGGGAGTGTTAAAGATTATGATGGTTATCATAAAGCTATTTATGCAGCACGAAATGCTGATACTATTGCCCAACATTTTTATGAGCAAGGAAAATCCGATGCAGTAAAAGATGTTATGGCAAAATCCAAAAATGTGAGTAATGTAGCTCGTCAAACAGCAACAGATGATCACATTAGTTTTAATGGATTTCGTATTAAAGCAGTTAGTGGTGCAGATAGTTCTAAGTTAAGAATAAAAAAGAAAAGATAAACAATTAAAAAAATAAAACATGGCGTTTACAACAATGAATGCAGGCTTAGCTCCTGCGCAGGATAGAGTAACGTTGGCTACAAATTATTTGCAATGGACGGATAGTACTGGGGCAGTTGGCCCAGGTGCTACAGAATTTGCAGATTTTGCACAACAATATTTACCTGAATTATACGAACAAGAAGTAGAAAGGTTTGGTAACAGAACTATTTCAGGCTTTTTAAGAATGGTCGGAGCAGAGATGCCAATGACCTCGGATCAAGTAATCTGGTCTGAACAAAATAGATTACATATTTCTTATGATACAGTACCTGTACCAACAGGAATTACTGGACCAGGTGGAGCATCAATTACATTTACACCTAATCTTGGTGGTTTAAGTGTAACACAACATGCTATTAGAGTTGGTAATACTATAGTAGTATATAATCCTGTTTCAGGAGTAACACTAAAAGGTTTAGTAACAGCAACAAATGCTGCTCCTGGGGTTCTAGCTACTACTTTTGATGCTGAATGTTATACTGCAGCTGATTGGACTGGTTTAGGAGCTACAAACAATAGAATATTTGTTTACGGTTCTGACTTTGGAAAAGGTCAATTCGGAATGGGTGGAGGCGTTGAGCCAAATTTCACTCAATTCAGTAATAAACCAACTATTATAAAAGATCAATTTACTGTTAATGGTTCTGATACTGCTCAAATTGGGTGGGTTGAAGTTGCTACGGAAGATGGTACATCTGGATTTTTATGGTATATGAAAGCTGAATCAGAAACTAGATTAAGATATGAAGATTATCTTGAAATGGTATGTTTAGAAGGTGAATTAGCAACAGTTACGTCAGGTGTTGGATTACTTGGTAATGATGAAACTAGTTATGGTACACAAGGTATGTTCTCTGCTATAGAAGATAGAGGTAATGTATATTCTGGTTTTGCTGGAGCTGCTGCTCCTGGAGCTGGTGCATTAGGTGATTTCGATCAAATATTGCAGCAACTAGATGCTCAAGGTGCTATTGAAGAAAACATGCTTTTCTTAGATAGAGCTACTGCTTTAGATTTTGATGATATGATCGGCGCTCAAGCTGGTGGTGGTTATGCTGCTGCTTCTTCTGCATCTTATGGTCTATTTGATAACTCTGATGAAATGGCGTTAAACTTTGGATTTTCAGGTTTTAGAAGAGGTTCTTATGACTTCTACAAAACTGATTGGAAATATCTAAATGATGCTTCTACACGTGGAATGGTTGATAACATCAAAGGTGTTATGATACCTGCAGGTACATCTACTGTTTATGATCAAATGCTTGGTCAAAATATCAGACGTCCTTTCTTACACGTAAGATACAGAGCTTCAGAAACTGAAGATAGAAGAATGAAATCATGGATCACAGGATCTGTTGGAGGTGCTTACACTTCTAGCTTAGATGCTATGGAGGTTCATTACTTGTCAGAAAGATGTCTTTGTGTACAAGCTGCTAATAACTTTGTATTATTTACAGATTAATAATTAACCCTTAAAAATATAAAATTATGGCACTTATGAAATTTAAGACAGAGGATACTGCACTGGCTGATATAATCGTCGAAGTTACTGTTCCAATTACTCTTTCAGCTGTTGCAGTTGATAGAGGTACGATAGCAACTTCAGATATTGGCGGAGCATCTACATTGGAAATCGAATGGGGAACTAACTGGGCTAGTGTTGCTGAAGCAACAGCATTAATGCAGGAAATGCTAGATGCTGGAATTGAGGCTGCTGTTGCAGATCCTTATGCAATACCAGTTCTTTCAGAAATATGTAAAGCAGGAGAATATTTAGAACCAAGTGAATGTAAATCATTTACTACCTATACTTATACTACGTAATCTTACACTATCAAGACCCCATTAACGTGGGGTCTTTTTTAACTAATTAATTATTTATATTATATTATATCATGGAAAAAGAAAAAGAAGAAACAACAACATGGGAGATAAAAGATAGGAATTATTATCTTTTAAATGATAGAACTCCATTAACTTATACGATTACTTCTAAACATACAAGAAGATTTCCTTTATTATACTTTGATAAAGAACAAGGAAGACAACGAGAATTACGATATGCTACTAATCAAGCTTCACCTTTTGTAGATGAACAAAATGGTCAAGTAACATTAGAACATATAATTTTTCACGATGGCGCTTTACATGTTCCTAAAGAAAAACAAAATTTGCAAAAATTATTATCTTTATATCATCCATTATCAGGGAAACGCTTTCAAGAAATAAATCAAGTTGCAATTGCTAAAGATGAAATTAAAGATATAGAATTAGAAATTTATGCTTTAACATCAGCTCAAGCGATGGATATAGAACAAGCAGAAGCTATATTAAGAGTTGAACAAGGTTCTAGTGTATCAGACTTAAGTTCTAAGGAAATTAAAAGAGACATTTTATTATTCGCTAGAAAAAATCCAAAATTACTAATTGATCTCGCTAATGATGATAATGTAGTATTAAGAAACTTTGCTATTAAAGCAGTGGAACTTGGTATTATGGGATTAGCAGCTGATCAACGAACATTTACTTGGGGTAGTAATGGTAGAAAATTAATGACCGTTCCTTTTGATGAAAATCCATACTCAGCTATGGCAGCTTATTTTAAAACTGATGAAGGTTTAGAAGTTTATAAGTCAATAGAGAAAAAACTCTCATAAACATGTAATAATAATAGAGGTGGCAAAAGTCACCTCTTATTATAATAAAAAATTACAATGGCGATAAAAGTAGACACGGTATATAAAACCGTTTTATTAATCCTAAACAAAGAACAAAGAGGATATGTAACTCCTGATGAGTTTAATAAAATTGGTACACAAGTTCAACTTGAAATATTTGAAAAATATTTTGAAGATTTGAATCAGCAAATGCGTATTCCAGAAAATGATAGTGAATATGGTAATCGCGTAAAAAATGTAGATGAAAAAATATCTATATTTAAAGAGTATAAATCACTAGCTTCAAGCTGGGTGATTGGTACAAACGAATTCAATATAGTGCAATCTCCTGCAACTATAACTCCCCCCGTACATAGAATTGGCACTGTCATCTATAAAGATGAACAAGAATTAGAAAAGGTTGAGAGAAACGATTGGTTGCGACTTAACATGTCTAAATTAACTCGTCCTACACCTGATTATCCTATGTATTTATATGAAGATAATAAAATAATAATACAGCCTTCAAACTTAATAAAAACAAATCCTGTTACAGGCGCTATTGTTGATGAATTTAAATTATCATATGTTAGAAAACCTGAAAATGTAGTTTGGGGATATAATGTAATAACTGCTGGTAATCCAGGTGCTGGAGCATATACTTATGATTCTAGTGTTTCTCAGAATTTTGAAATTGATGATACAGATCAAACTGAAGTTATATTACGTATATTAATGTATATGGGTATTGTTATAAGAGATCCACAAATAGTACAAGCTGCGGTTCAACAAGCCACAATGGAAGAACAAAATCAAAAAAGCTAATAGATTATGGCAAATTCACCTAATAATGGTTTGATAAATGAAACCAATGAACAATACTATGTAGGTCATCAAGCTAGAGTAGCTGATGGTAGTACTTCTTATACATATACTTTTGATGAAGTATTAACAATGGCAGATTCAGCTTTAACTCCTAATTTATTTAGTTCTTGGGATCCAACTGATCCTAATTTTATGTTGAATAATTTTGACTTAATGATTAGTACTGGTGGATTAAATCCATATGTATTATGGAATGGAAATGATGGAGTTATACCAGGAGTGTTTGGTTTTAGAGTTTCTAATTTTAATGCTACACAAGATTTAAGCACTATAGAATTTTTCGATAGTGATCCTGCTTCAGGTACTTTTGGACAAGCAGCCAACGCGGTTACTACTGGGTATTATATTCAAGTAAGATTAAAATCTCAATTAGTTGATGGTGCTCCAAATTATGGAGATTATCAATATACATCGATTAAAGATATAGTTAATAATTTTCTTATAGGTTATGTAGGTACAGGTAAAATAATACAAAATGCCAAAAGATCTGATGTAATGTTTCATGCTAAAAGAGGTTTACAAGAATTTAGTTATGATACCTTGAAAGTAATGAAATCTCAAGAATTAACTATTCCTCCAACATTATCTGTTATCATACCTCAAGATTATGTGAATTATGTACAGATGTCTTGGATAGATGATAATGGAGTTAAACGTATAATATATCCTACTACACTTACTAGTAATCCAATGGAAAAACCATTACAAGATAATAACATAACCACTAGTAATTATGGCTTTTCATTTCCATCAGAAGGTTATGGTATTCCTATGCAAGATCAATTTGGAGAAAATTTAGAAGGTACATCGATGACAGAAGAAAGATGGGCTAATACTCCAGCTAATTTACAACAACAATGGGATCAATTTGGATCTATATGGGCTGGTAGAAGAGATTGGGGATTATTAGGTCAAAGATATGGTTTACATCCTGAATTAGCTCAATCTAATGGTTGGTTTACTATTAATGATAGAGATGGAAAATTTTCTTTTAGTAGTAATTTAAGAGGTAAACTTATTATTTTAGAATATATTTCAGATGGACTAGCATATGATGAAGATGCTAAAGTACCTAAAATGGCAGAAGAAGCATTATATATGCACATAGCTTATTCTATATTAGCCGGTAGAGCTGGAGTACAAGAATATGTTGTTCAAAGATTTAAGAAAGATAGAAGAGCTGCATTAAGAAATGCTAAAATTAGATTATCTAATATTAAACTTGATGAATTTGTACAGATAATGCGTGGAAAATCAAAATGGATTAAATATTAAATACAATGGCAGAAGTTAAAAATACATTCATCCAATCTAAAATGAATCAAGATTTAGATGGGAGGATTTTACCCAATGGTCAATATAGGTATGGTAAGAATATACAAATAAGTAGATCAGAAGGAGAAGATGTAGGTGCTTTAGAAAACGTATTAGGCACAGAATTATTAACTACTTTTGGTTTAACAAATACTGCTTATGAAATTATTGGACATATAGTAGATGTAAGTAGTGATTTGCTTTATGTATTTATAACTGATTATAGTGATTCGAGTAATAATAACTTAGCTAATAATATTACTGGACAAAATAATGCCTTTAATTATGATAATAAAAATTGTTTTATAGGTGTTTATAATGATAGAACTAATGTATCTAAATTATTAGTTGGTGGAGATTTTTTAAATTTTTCTAAAACACATCCTATCACAGGTGTTAATTTAATAGAAGATTTATTATTTTGGACAGATAATAGAAATCAACCTAGAAAGATAAATATTAATACAGCTGATGGTACACCATTTGTATTAGGAGGTG